TTTCATAAAATATGTCAAGCGTTAATTTAAATAAACCGTTCCCGCCGTAGGCTCGGAAAACCTAAGGGTGACGGTGTTTTCATTCGTATACTCTATATCGCAGAGAACAACCGCTCCGGTATCGTCTACGACCGTAACCGACGGCTTTTTGTTTAAGCCGTGAAGTATCACCCAGACCTTTGCTTGAGTATCTTGCGTATATTCTCCGCTTTTATCCTTTCCTTCCCCGTCATTGTTAATATACGGATAAAACCTAACGGCGCAGTCCTCCGGAAACGAAGCCGGAAAATATTCGCAATCATTAGAAATATATACGCTTTTAAGTATGGTTCCGGAAAAAGCATAATTTCCTATGCTCTTTACACGAGGCGGTATATATACGAAATGAAGTTGATTTTGCTGTGCAAACGCCCCGTCGTCTACCGATCTGACAGAATCGGCAAGCAATATGGACGAAACGCTTCCCGTGCATACAAATTTCTCCATATAGCAGTCTACCGTCATAGTATAATCACCGATTTCATTGTAGGTATGGCTGTAAGACTTAGCCGGAGAATATTCCTCCGACGTACCGTCTCCCCACTCTACCACGCCTTTGCAAGTACTCTCCGAATCTATTACCGGTATTCCGGCGGCTGCCGTTCCAATATAGCTGACAGTAGTTATACAACTGCTGAAGCTTTCAAATTTCGGCTCGTCAAAGCGCCCACTTACCGCTATATAAGCGTTAGCTCTTGTATAGTCCTCGCTTATACTTTCTCCGTGTCCGTGGCTGCATTGTATGTAAAAATTAACAGTATAAGTTTTAATTTCCGAAGTATTGACAGGAAGGGATATATCAAGCGTATGCAGTCCCTTGCAAAGATACTGCTGAACCGCAATTTTAGTGTCGTATCCGTTAATAGAATTATTTACAGTCACCGTGCCGGGCTGAATCATATCAATACATATCTGCCCCGTAATTTCTACCGGAGAACCGTATTCCTTAGGTTGAAAGCTGATACGGCAGAGCCGTTTCTGATGAGTTCCGGCAAAAACCGGAGGAAGTCTGTAAATATACTGATTACGCAGATCGGTATAAATCGGAGTATCTCCTCCGCCTCCTGACGAGGTAGTATTTTTCCGGGATTTCGCCTGTATCATGCTGGCGTCGCTGGTTATTTTATGGGAGCCTCTGTAAGTCCAGTCGTTTTTTGTGACTAATATTCGTACACCCTGCCCCGCTACGCCTCCCGTCAAAAGAATATGGTCGCCTGCGTCTATTGTGGGATCACCGAATATTTCCGCTTCCGCTCCGTAATAAGTCAGCATAAAAAGACGGTCGGCTATTTCCTTTAAATATTCCTCCACAACGTTAATTTCACTAAGCCGCAATATGGGATTGTCGTCAATGGCAAGCGTATTTGCAGACGTGGATTCAGGCGGATATATATGCTTGTATTTGTCGCCTGTAAGTCCGGTTAGCGAAACGGAAACGGCGTCATAAAGTTTTTTATTCTTTATGGCTGCGGATTTTCTTTGACTGCCGTTTATTATTCTTGCATAATCCGGATACGCCTCGGAATATCTGCGGTCAAAGTTAATGATTTCAAGCTCGCCTTTTCTGTTTATGACCGCGCATGCGCATAAAAGCTGCGTTATCATTGTCAGAACGTCGCGAAAAGTTTTAATATCCTTGTTGCACGGGGCGGCTGTCGCAAAACCCATTGTCCTGCCGCCGTTGCTCATACCGGAAATATTGTATAAGCTTTCCTCCGATACGACGACGCCGCAGTTATTGCCTATATGCCCGAGCCACAATGTAACCGGAATATCAAACGCGGAACCGTCGCCGTACGGCGGAATAAAATCCTTGTCAAACTTGACCATATCGTCATAGCATACCAGCTTTGTAGTGCGGCTATCCGGAACGCTTATTTCGGTAACGTTGAAAACTCCCATGGGAATCTCTTCAAAAGTACCGTCGGAAAGCCTTACGCAGCAAAAGGGGCGAATAACCGCCCCCTGATAATTCCCGCTGTCAATATTGTCGTCTAAAAGAGATACGCCGAATTCTCCTATGCATACGGCGCCCAGCTCGAAATCCGAGCCGCTTACGCACTTGCTTTTTACATAGGCAGTACCGCTTTTTATATTCTCGCTGCCTATTCTCCTTAAGCTTCCGCCGGGAAATGTAACCTGACAGTAAAAATCTGTAGTTCTGTCGGGACTGTTCAGAATCGCTCTGCATTCGTCGCTTACCTTATACATAAAACCTCCTTAATATTCGATAAAATTAACGCTGAATTCCCATTGAGCCGCATTTTCCCCGTCAATATTTGTTATCAGATTAAGCGATCTGTCCCCTGCATACATAGTTACGTTTTCAGCATAATAACCGTTTGCAGGAAAGAAAAAGGTAACGTTCAACGCCGGCGCTGAAATAGCGGAGGTAAGCGCCAGCAGCTCGTCTGTTGTAACCCTCCATGTCGCGTTTAGTTTTTTAACGCCGCCTCTTATACGCTCTCTTGACATATACCCCGATTCGCTTCTGCCGCTTTCAGAGCTGTCAAGATCGGAAGCCGTAACAGAATATGATACAGGCGGCGGCGTATTATAGCTCCCGATTTTAATTAAATTCATCCCATCACCTTCCGTTTGTTATAAATGAGTTTTTATTCATAAGCTGTATGATTACCTCCTCGAGCATACGCCCGTCAATATTGAACTGCGCGACAAGGTCAAGCTGTCTGAGCAGCTCGTATATTTTCATCAGCAGTTCGTATATACGGTCGTTGCCGTTTCCGCCGCTTTGGGATATGATCCCTTGCAGCTTTGACAGAGGCGAAATAACCTCCGGATCCGTCCGGGCGTTTTTGTTGTCTCCTACCATTGCAAGCGTCGGCTGATATGCAAGTCCGCCTTTGGCAAGATACGGAATTTGCGGAGGTGTAAGCTCTCCGAAGTCAAAACCGAAATGCATTCCCCCTATTCCCGGAACCCAATCGGGTATATCGAAACTTATGGTATTCAGCGCACGAATTACAGCATTAACTGCTCCGACAATAGCTGAAAGCATGCCGTTAATCAAACCTATAACAGCATTTATAGGCGTTTTTATAATTGATACCAGCGCGTCCCATACGCCTTTAAATATATTTTTGATACCTTCCCATGCTTTCCCCCAATCGCCGCTAAATACTCCAGAAACAAATTGAACTATGCCTTTTAATGCGGTTATAATACCACCAAAAGTATCGACTATGTTTCCAACCATTTTTCCAACAGTATCTCCGATTGTTCTAAATACAGTCAAAGCCATATCTTTAATCCCTGACCATAGGCCGCCAAAAAAATCACCTGCTGCATTCCACGCATTTTTTATGTGTTCCCATGCTGCCGCACCGACTTCTTTTATATCCTCCCAATGCTTTACGCATAAGATTATAATAGCGATGAGTGCCGCGATTCCTGCGACAACCCATGTTATCGGATTTGCCAGCATTGAAGCGTTCCATGCATTCTGAACTGCTGTCGCGATACCTCCGGCGGCCGAAAAAGCTTTAACAGCGTTTACTACGGCAATAATTTTAGGGGCTATTGCAAAGGCAGATCCCATCACGCCAATAATGATAACAAAATCTTCAACAAGTGTCTGATGCTCCGATATCCAGTCGCTTAATTTAGTCAAGCCGTCAGATATTCCGGTTAAAACGTCTATTATTATACCGCCGGTCCACTCAGCAATAGGCCTAAGCAAATTGTCAAAAAGCCACTCCCCCATAGGCTTTAACGCTTCTATAGCGGTATTCAGCACATCAAAAACGCCAGCCAGTATACCAAGAAAAGCCGGAAGAAGCTCATTTGCCGTCCAAGTTCCTAAGGGCGTGAGAACATTTTGGAAGAACCAAAGAAGTCCCTCGCCCACGTTTAATGCAAACGGGGTGATTGAATCCCACAAATCATCTAACGCTCCGCTTATACTATCATAATCAATACTTTCTACAAGCTCAGTAAGACAATCTATAAAGCCTGGTATTCCTTTTCCAAGCGTCCATTTACCTATCGGTTTAAGTACTTTTTGATAAAAGCTTTCTATAGCGCCAAAACTGAAATCTTTAAGAGGATTCAGCGCTTCCTTAAGGCGTGATAGAGAATTTAATACGGGGTCTAAGGCCGTTTTCATTTTGCTGAATATGTCTCTGAATTTTTTCCCCATATTTTCAGCCATACTGTCAACGGCACTGTTCGCCTCGTTGATACCGCTTAAATCAATACTGCCGGAACCAGCTCCGACATCTGAAGCCGCACTGTCTTCGGAATCGCCGAAGCTTAACGTGTTTATCTCGTCAAAACCGGCTAAAGCTTTTTTGGCTTTCTTAGCCGCCGTTACCGCTTCGTCTCCGGCGTCGGCTATTCCCGCGCCCAACGACGCCGCTTCTGTGGTACCGCCCGACAATGCCGATTCTATACCGTCCTTATTCATAAGTCCGTTAGTGAAGCTTTTAAACGCGTTAGCCACTGTTTGCAGTTTGCCAAGAAGCATATTTAATCCCTTTAAAATGGGAGTAAAAACGTTTATAAAGCCCTGCCCAAGCGTCGCCTTTAAGCTTTCAAACCGTAGGCTTAGTACCCTTGTTTGGTTTGCCCAACTGTCCTGAGTACGGGCGAAGTCGCCTTGAGCGTCAGACAGCGACGACATGACATATCGGTATCTCAGCATAAGCTTCTCCTGTTCCGTCATGTTCTTGGTGGTCTTGCCGAAGCCGTTGTTCAAGGCGTAATTATCAAGTGCGGTCTGCGTCATAACGACGCCTAAGTCTTTAAGCGTTTCCGTTTCGCCCGTCCATATTGATTTGAGCTTTGTATACGCTTCATCAGCCGAAAGATTGAAAAACGACGCAACGTCTCCGGTAAGCCCTGTAACGGCCGTAGACATTTCGTATGCGGCCGATTCTGAAAGTCCCATAGCCTTTGACATTGCGCCGAACGTTCCCGCATACTTCTTGGCGGCGGTTTCTGACAGTCCGAACTGGGTTATTGCGGTTTGAGCGAAGCTGTTAATCCCCGAGCTCATAGACTTAAAGGTTACGTCTACAACGTTTTGTACCTCCGCAAGGTCGGAGCCTAAGGAAAGACAGGATTTCGAAAAGTCAATCACCTTTTTTAATGAAAAGGCAGATACGGCGAGTACAGCAATTTTCTTAAACGCCGTTGAAAAATTAGACGTCATTGCTTCAGCAGTGCTTTTAGATTCATTTTTTATAATTTTTAATCCTTTTTTAACACTTTTACTGCCGTTATTACTGTGATAGTCAACATCTTTCCACGCCTTTGCCATTGCTTCACTTGCCGACATTCCTTGTTTTTTATATTCTGCCGCTAATTTGCCAACTTGAGACCTTGCCGATTCAAAGCTAATTCCGATAGTTTTGACCGCTGTTTCCGAATCTTTTGAAACAGAACTAAAAAAGTTTTTAACCGAAGTTTTAGCGGAAGAAATGCCTTTAGTAAAAGCAGTAGGATCAATATTTAGTCCTAAATTTATGCTACCCACATTAGTTCCCAATCAGATACCTCCTTTCTATTTAGAAAAGGCCGCTTTTGCCATTTCCTGAAAACTGGCCCAGTACTTAGCATAAGTTCCTTTGTCCATTTTTCTTTGCTTTGATTTTCTCTTTTGCCAATCGGAGCGTATTTTCTTTTGTTCCTTATTAAATCCCTTTATAATTTTCGGGTCCTTTTCAGAACGTATTGAAACGATCTGCCCCAGCGGAGTGTCCGGCATGATACCGGACAGTAAAGCGCAGAATTCAGGCCAGGACATGTTTTCCTCATTTCTCAGTCGTATGTTATACTGAGCGGCAAACGACGCTTCTATAAGCTCCCAATCGTCAAATAAGTCGTACCAATATTCTGTTTTATTATTGAAATCGTTTCTGGCTTTCCTCAAACTCTTCAAGCGTCTGACCGGAGCACGCGGCCATTACTGCGTTGAATATCGTCTTATACTCCGGCAAAGGAAGATCAAGACTATTAATCTCGTCGACAGTTTTCGAATTTGTAAGCGTTCTCAGAACGGTATCCATGAATTTAAACTCATCGGCTTTTTTGCCGCTTTTTTCAGCGTTTTCCGATTCCGCTATCATTGCTTGAACTGTAAGCACATTACTTTTCCTGTTGTTTACGGACACAATAAGGTTTTCGCTTATCTTGATAACAGGTAGCTCGTTTGTAATTTTTTTTGAAATATCAATCATTTTTATTTACCTCTTTCTTAAATTTAAGCATGAAAAAAGCGTTCCTCTACGAAACGCTTGACTTTTTATTAAATTGTGGTATAATAATAAATGAAAAGGGGCGTCTGCGATAAGCGGTTCACCTCCGAATACAGCGTAAATAAATAATCGCCCTATGTAGGAGTGGGGCGGTTATTTTCTTTTATTATTGTTACCAAGCTTAACTATTTCAATAATTACAAGTAATAAAGTAAGTATTTCCATTATGCCCATAGTAACTCACCTCCAATACTGGAGGAAGAATTGAACCGCCTACCGTTTTATGCAGACACCCGCACGGTTATTATACCACGGGTGTCTTTTTTTGTCAATTTATACCGAAGCCGATCCCTTTATATACTCCGGCTTTCCGTGACTTAAAATTTCAAACTCCATAGCGTCTATTGCCGTACTGTCGCCGCCGAGAGACGTTACATTAACAACGCACGGCATCCCCAGCTCGTCGCCGTTGGGGAAAATTATATCAAAAAACGAATAACAATCGTTGCCCGTTTTCATAAATAAGCCGGCTATATAATCGTTCCCCGGGTCGCCGCTGTTTCTTTTCGCGGTCATTGAAATGGTAATGGATTTAGCTGTTACAAGTCTTTTAGTCCAACCTTCACCGTCCATCGGATTCCATTCCTCGACTCCTCCGTCAATGCTTATGGAAAGCCCTTCGGCGTCGCTTATGGTTTTAGGGCTTTTAGGCATTGCCTGACCGTCCGTGAAATTTAACCCCGCCGTATCTATTCTAAAGGCAATATCATAATTTGCGTGAACTCCGGAGGTATATTTAACTGATTCTCCAGCCATATTAATCATTCCTTCCTTTCATAATAAAAATCGCATTCAATTACATATTCATATATGCCGTTTTCATCCGTATCAACCGATACAGGCTCATCGAGCAACAGCATTACGAACAGTATTCTGTTTCCGTTTATTACCGAATTTCTCGTACTGTAAAGCTCATTCCACAGCCGCTGAGCGGCGCGCTCTGTTTCACGCTGGCTTTTATTCCAATGGCAAAGCAGAGAAACGGACCTTACGCCATAGCTGCTGTTTTTCAATCCTCCCGCCGGTATATTCGGCGGACGAGAACGTTTCAGATTATAAACTCCTATACTCTTGAAGTTCTTATCCGGCATTTTGCCGCTGTAAACCTTTTCGTCGTCAGTTATTCCCATTGTTCCGATAAAATCGCGTATATCAGACAGATAAAGCATTTCATACCCCCGTTTCCCGTTTATAAAATTGCTTAAACGCCGCCCTGACCTTTAAATTCTTTTTCCCTCCGTCCTTGTAAGGCTCAAACCATTTTCCGCCGGCATAGGGATTTTCGCCCTTATCAAAATTATATTCAGGGTGAAAATACAGCCGTCGGGCGTAGGGTCCCTCAACGCAGACGAATACCTTACCTATTTTACTTTGTGTCGAATCGATAAAATGCTTTTCGTTCTGTAATGTTCCGGCGGTTGTCTTGCCCGCCGCTTTTTCTTTTTCCGTCGGCACGTCGAACGGTATCGTCTGCGATTGCACAACATCGGTGTGGATAAATTCGGCAGTTTTTTCAAGAGCCGTTATCTGCGCGCGTTCAAGCTGTTTAATGGCTGTTTCATTCAGCTTTATATTACAGCTTACATTTTTTTGCATTATATCAGATCCAATCTTGTATAATTTACGGAGCCGTCAGGATTTCTCGCCTTTTGTCCTTTAAAAATACGCCTTAAACTTCCGTTTACCGTTACCGTACCGCCTGTTATATTCGGTATTTCAGGCGCTATATCGCCGGTGAAAAGAACTGTACCGGAAAGTTGTATAAGCTTTTTTTCAGCGGTGAGAATTGTTTGGCCGCTATCCTGATAATTGCACATTTCTTTTATAACAACGCTTTTATTCGGCTCTCCGTATTTATTAAGCCCTTCCTGTTCTATTTCAACGATAACGGGAGTTCTGCACAGTCTTTTCGGCACAAGACACGGATATTTCAATTTAATCACCTCATTAATCTGCAGCACAGACCTGTCTGGGACAGCAGCGCGTAAACATCGCTCCTTATTGCTACCCCTTTATCCGTGTAAATGTTCCACGAGCTTCCAAACTGAGCCGATACCCCGTTGATACTATAGCCGGAAAGTATACTACCGATTTCGTCGGCATTTTCATATTCAAAATCCGCTTGCAGACAAACCACTTCGCGGATAATGTTCTGCTGAAAAGGCGTAAGCTCAGAAAATCCCCGGCCCACTATCCTGTTGTAGGTCAGGGAATCAACGTGTCTTGACGCAAAACCGAGGTATTTATTACGAGATTCTTCCGGTATTGTCGTACCGCCGTAGACGTCGGCGTAATATGCGCTGTCTGCGTACATCATTTGTTTTCCTTTTTAGGCGGCTTCGTTTCACGTTCGGTTTTCAGCTTTTCAAGCTCTGATCTTACCTTTTCATATTCGCTGAACGGTACGCTTTTGCCTTTGCCGTAGGAAACTATATTTCCGTCTTCGTCTTGTATATCAAAGCCGCGGCTTATGTACGACTGCTTTTCCTGTTCGGTTATATCGTATACCTTGTTTCCTTTTATCGCTTTCATTTTATCATCTCCTTATACGCTTTCCTGTTCCGTATTCTCTTCCTCAACAGTTGCCGGCTCTACGTTCATTGCACAACCGTCTTTTTTCATCTCAAGCAAAAACAGATCCCCGTAATTGCGGTTCTGATACAAATAACCGTCTGCGGTCCTGCTGTCTGTTCCAGGAGTAAAAAGCTTGATATAGCTGTACTTATCCCTACAAACAACGCAGGATGGATGAATAAGAATAAAGTTTATTTGTCTTGCCCCGTCTGCCGGAGTACAGCCGTCCGTAAAATTGTACTGCGTTTTCATTCTGGCGGATGGAACGCTTTTTATTTCAACGTTATCAAGACTATGCACCCGCCTGTCAATTCCCGACTGGCTGCTAACATCGATATTACGCTGAATACCTTCCGCGCGTTTAAGAAGCTTTTTGACAGTCGGAGTTGCGTACAGAATTCTGCCCTCCTCCGGCACTGCCGCCTCGTCCATTGCGGTCATCATATCGTCAAATTTATCAAGTATATTAGCCGCTGTCAAAACGGTAGCGTCGATATTTCCGCCGTAAGTTGTAAGCTCCGCAAAAAGCTTAGAAAAACGATAGCTGTCCTTTTCGGGAATAGCACGCTCAGTCTCAAATGTGTTCTGAATATTTGCAACTGAAAGCGTGAGATTAGTTTCGTCGATATCCATCGGATCGATGAAAAACTCTATATCTCTGTCATGCTCAAGCTTTTTAGGCTCCCAATCGTTTGACATAGTACCGGAATTAAAGCCCGGCGTTCTCGAGTGATCCTTGTAACCGCTAAGCGTCATTCTTGGAAGCTTGATAGTCTGAGCATTGATAAACTGCACCTGCATATTGCTCTTAGTCAGTGCGTCTGAGCAAAGCTCCTTTGAATATTTCTCCTGAAGCAAGCCTGTAAAGGTCGTCGCGTAATCATATACTGCCATTTATATCATCCTTTCTTTGTATTAAAGCCCGAACGCCGCTTTAAGAGCGTCGTTGTTCGCGTTATTGTCTCCGGAATCTCCATCGGCTCCGAATTTAAAGCCTTTAGCTCCGCCGGCCTGCGGCTTTAACTGGGGTATGTCTTCTAATACCTTTGCTATAGCGTTTTTCAACGCCTCCTGATTGATCTTTCCGTCTTCTCCGGTAACTCCGCTCATATCCGCCATTTTAAGAATATACGGCGCTGTCTTTACGTCAATTCCCATTGTAATGGCTTCCAGAGTGCCGGCTCGCTGAATCTCTGCCGTCAAGGCGGCTTTCTGCGCCTGTGCAAGCTGCGACTGGATTTCATTCAAATCGGGAGTATTCTTTGCCTTTTCCTCCTTATAGGCGTTGATCGCGGCTGACATTTCCTCCTGAGACAATCCCTGACGTTTAAAATAATTCCTGAGTATTTCCGATTCCTTCTGTTCTGTGCCGTTTGCAACAATTTCGGCGATTTTGCCGTAGTCAATTTCGCGGGCATTAACGGACTGCGTATCGGAATTGCCAGCATTTTGATTCTGTCCTTGATTCTGATTGTTTACGGTAGCTTCTTCTGCCATAACATTACCTCCAAAAAATATTTAAGCAGTTTTATGCCGTGCTCAGGGCATGAAAAGAGCGCTCATAAAAGCGCTTAATCAATAGTTTCAAAGTTTACCGGAATCCACATATTCGGATTGAAGTTAAGCGTATAGTGGTAATTATCAACGTAATTATCCGTAACATCTTCGACCGTATAAGTAACGTTATCTGATAGCCCTATAAAATGCTTTTTATATGCGCCGTTTTCATCTTCAACTATTATTTCAAGCTGATTTTCTGCGGTATCCACATTTAAGGACATTTTTCCGGTCATTTGAAAAAGTACATCGCCCTGAATGCAGTTAATAACGGTTATTTGCCTAATTGTGTTAAAGTTATCAGCTTGCTTTGAAATATTGTACGATACTCTTTCAGACTGTCTTTGACATCCGACAGACAATGCCGACATCAACGTCAGCCCCATTACGGCTGCAAGTATTTTCTTTGATTTTCTTTTCATAATTCTACCTCTTTCTTTTTTAGTGATATATAAAAATAACGCTCCGGCTATTGCCGAAACGCTTAACAAGCTATTTTCTTAACATTCGTTACTTCTATGAAGCTT